GTGCGTTGGTGAGTTATATTGCCCTATTTAGACCTGAGAAAGCGGCGTTATCTAACGGCCGTGCGCTTAAATTAATGCACGAAGTGTTAGATATGTATCAGCCGAGTCCGTTGTTGTCCCATGCGCTCACGGAAACCATCAATGGCGTGATGAAAAACCGTCGCGAAACCCGAAACGTGGTGGCGCTAACCAATCATAACTATCTTAAAAAAGTGTATGAGGGGGCTAAACCGTTATTTGCCGTGGTGCGCAATGAGCAAGGTAAAAGTGCGGTAAAAAATGCGGAGAAATTAGAAGAGGATAAGCGCATTGCAGCTATCCAATACATTGAACGCTATGCCACTGTCGGTCAGTTGGAATTTGTAAAGAATATGCCGGAATATTTAATTTGGAAATCATGGAGAGAGGAACAAAATGCAACCACAAACCCGTAAACAGATGATCCAAAAGATCCACATCGGCAAAGGCATGCTTAAAATGACTGATGACCAATATAAACGCTTTTTGTTGGACACGGTAGATAAACACAGTTGCACCGTAATGACAGATGCTGAATTGATGCAAGTATTGCGTGCCATAAAAGCAAAAGGTGTGGTGTTTAGCGCGAAAAATGCGCCAAAACGTCCCGCACCAAGGGCGGATAAAGCGAAATATATGGCAAAAATAACCGCACTTTTAACGGAATACGGCCTGCCACAAAGTTACGCAGACAGCATGGCGAAAAAAGCATTTGGTATAGATTTTGTGCATTGGTTGGAGGTGTGGCAGTTGAAAAAAGTGGTGCAAATGTTGGCAGTGTATGACCGAAGAAAACAGAAAGCTAAAAATTAGTTGCATAACAACAAATTAAGCGTAAATTAAAGGCTCCTATGGAGCCTTTTTTATTGGAGAAAAATAATGAAAAAACTATTAATTGCTATGGTATGTGGCTTAATTTCTGTTTCGGCCTTTTCGATGACAGATAAAGCCAAAGGAGAACTAAATAAAGCCTTACAGGGAGATTATCAAGCACTCCGTAATTCGGCATATTCTATGAAAAATGGATCTGCCGGCCATGATCTTAATCCGATTGCAGGCTGCGCATTGCGTAAAATAACATTAATTGTGGCACAAAATGAAACTGACACCAGCGATTATGGCAATGAATATGTAGATTGCAAAGCATTGTCACCAGATGAATCTGAAAAAGCATGGAAGATGACATTGCAGCTACTGCCACAAGTATTGCAGTTAAAAGAATAAAGTCGTAAATAATTATTCAGCCTCAGCGATCAAGTTGGGGCTTTTTAATTTTTTTAAGTATAGAAACCTGCTTTTTGAAATTTCCGTGAGAGAATCCGCCTAAATGGTCACAAAGGGGAAATTTTATGCAGTCTGAACTTGAAAGTGTTGCAGGTTATTTACCTGAAATCGTGTTAGAAATGGTAGATCTAGTTGGGTTTGCGGATATAGAAAAGATTATTAATCAATTCGGTGGGACGACATTTAGGTTTACTGATGGCGCGGTGTATTTTCCGCGTTTGAAATCCTTAATTGGTGCAGAGAATGCGATAAAATTGCGTAATTATTTTAGAGCCGAAGAAGTCTATATCCCACGTTGTGAAGTTGCTCTGCGTTTATTACGTAATGAGCGCCTGAAAGCGGATTTTGACTATATCACGCAAACCGAAAAGAAAAGTGGCCGTACGGCAATGCTTGAGCTTTGCTCTAAATACAATCTGTCAGATCGCCACGCCTGGGAAATTGTAAGAACCCATCAATCTCCACAATATCAACAAGCGGCGTTATTTTAAAGCAAGTAGACGTGTGGAAGTCCTTCCCCCATTAATTAAACTTAATTAGATTCAGAATACCCTCAATCATATCAACGATTGAGGGTATTTTTTTATGTCTTTAACTTTTACACAAATCTTTAACCGCTTAATTGGTCATGAAGGCGGCTACGTTAATGACCCTAGAGACCCTGGTGGAGAGACCAACTGGGGAATTACTAAACGTACAGCTCAGGCAAACGGTTATCAAGGCAGTATGCGAGCAATGACGCGTGAGCAAGCTTATAAAATCTACTACTCCGCATTTTGGCTACGTTATCAATGCGACAAGATGCCTGAAGCGGTGGCTTTCCAATTTTTTGATGCAGCAGTCAATCATGGATTAGGCAATGCAAGCCGTATGTTGCAACGTGCAGTGAATGTGGCGGATGACGGCATTATTGGCAATATGACGATTGCCGCTATTAAAAAAATGGCGATTTCTGACGTGATTATGCGTTTGAATGCTGAACGTCTTGAATTTTATTGCAAACTCAGCACTTTTGCGACCTTTGGTAAAGGTTGGGTGCGTCGAGTGGCTGGGAATCTTAAATATGGAGCGATTGATAATGAAGTTTAAATTTTTAGGCGTGTTTAAACGCATGTTTAACTGGTTAGGCAATAAAGGGAAACAACCGAAAAAACGACCGCACTCTTACAGTAAGAATGCGTGGAGTTATATCTCACGCGGGAGACCAACCCCAGCTAAAGTGATTATGTGGAGATTATGTCAATGAGTAAATTTTTTGAATTGTTTACCAATAGTGATGGACGTGCGAGTACGACAGGTTTTATTCAATTTTTTGGCTTTTTGGTCATGGCTGGCGTACTGATTTATGCCGTTTATCTTGACCGTTCGGCTGTCACTGATTTGTTCTTCTATTTTGCTTGTTTCTGCGGTGGCTCAGCAGCAACTAAGGGCGCTGTAATGGCATATCAAGCCAAACAAACCAAACCAGAAGAACCGATTACTGGTGAAGTTTATGTCGAACCGGAACAAACGGATAGACCAAGGGGGATTTGATGACGCTACAGATGATTTTAATAGGCTCAGGTGCTGCACTAGGTATTTGTGGTTATGTGGTATTTAAGCTCAAACGTGCAGGGCGCGAAATTGACCGACTATTAAAAGATAACGAGCAGTTGGCTCATGAAAAAGCTGTCTCTGATACGCAGGTGAAACATTATGAAACGAGAAAACAACATGAAGAAAACAGTCGCAATGCTGACCGTGACACTCTTATTAATGAGTTGCACAAGTCAGGGGATCTCCGTGATTAATGCAAGCTGTGCGGGTTTTTCAGTGATTTCTGCAAGCCGTCAAGATACGACGGAAACATTACGTCAAATTAAAGTGCATAACGATACATACCGAACTATTTGTCAGCGAGGTGAAAATGGAAGTGCACATTAATGGGATGATGGTGTTTAACGCGCTGGTGTCCATTGCGGTGTTTTTTATAGGGCTTTGGTTTAAGCGCTTAGACAGTGAATTTAAACAGCTGCATGACGAGGTCGACCAAGTGAAACGGGATTATCTCTCGAAAGAAGTGGCGAACATCGTGAATAAAAACGTGATGGAAAAACTGGATGCCATCACCAAGCAACTAAACTCTATTACTGAAAAACTCGACAGAAAGGCGGATAAATAATGTCGGCAAGAGAACAAAAGCGGTTGGAACAGAAGGCCGAACAAGCCAAAACCAACCAAAAGTTAGACCAAATTTTAGATTTAACCCGTGAAGTCAGCCACAAAATCGACAAATTGGACGACCGCGTGGACGATATTGACGCCCGTTTGAAAATGTTGGAAACCCGCATGGATAAATTAGGCATTAAATCCGTGATGGCGGGCGGTTTAGGTGGTTTAGTGGTGTCGGTTGGCTTTGAGCTCATCAAAGCAAAATTTGGGGGCTAATAATGGCACACGATGAAAAAACCAAGGCTTATGTGCGTCGCTATTATGTGTTTGATTGCTTGACGTTAGAACAGGCTGCAGAAAAAGCCAAAGTATCCTACAACACCGCACGCCGCTGGAAGAAAGAGGCGGAAGCACGTGGCGACAACTGGGATACGGTGCGTGATGCGAATACCATGGCAAGTGGCAAAGTGGAAGACGTGGCGCGCGGTATGCTCACCACTTTTGTGATCTACTTTGAAAAGACCATGGAAGAGCTACGTCATGCGGAAGATTTGCCTGTAAGCGATAAAGCTAAACTGATCCAAGGTTTGGGTGATAGCTACTCGAAAATGGTGGCGAGCAGTAAGCGATTGTTACCAGAGGTGTCGGAAATGGCGACCGCAGTTAAAACAATGATGATGTTTGGCGATTATGTACAAACCAAAACAACCGACAAGCAGGTGCTTGATGTCATTATTGACGCATTAAACGAGTTCGGTGCAATCCTAAAAAAGGAATATAAAGAATGAGACTGTTAATTCACTATTTGCCCTGCATTGTTTCCATTATTTGTGCCTACTTGTTATTAAAACATGGTGTGAGTGGCTGGGGGTGGTTCCTTTTTATCGGTTTATTAATCACGCCATGTAAGAGTAAATAAAATGAGAAATAAAGAGCTTTTAGCCGAATTACAAGCCTATGCGGCGAGTTTGCGTCAAAAAGTAGAGGCGACCTTTGACGGGTGGGATGATCGTCTTGAAGCAGTAGCAGAACGGCGCAAGAAAGTTTTTGACCCGGTGCATGGGTATGACTATTTCGTGTCGCACTATTTCCCACATTATGTGCGGTCAACATCACGTTCGGATTTGCACAATTATTTGTTTACCGAACTCCCTGCCGTATTACAAGCGCCTAAACCTATCAATATGGCAACTGCCGCGCCCCGTGGTGAAGCGAAATCCACGTTGGTGTCGCAGTTGTTTACGCTTTATTGCTTGGTGACACAGCAAAAACGCTATGCCCTGATCGTGATGGATAGTATCGACCAAGCCTACCCGATGTTAGAAGCCATCAAAGTGGAGTTGGAATTTAACCAACGACTACGTATTGACTTCCCGGAGGTGGCAGGACAAGGGCGCGTATGGCAAGCGGCGACCATTATCACGAAAGCCAATCAGAAAGTTCAGGTGGCGGGCTCCGGCAAGAAATTACGTGGGTTG